CCAGGTAAAGAGCGTGTTTATGTAGCACGTCGTGTTGTTCAGGTTGAAGTAACATCTCATGCCTTGAAGCGTGACACAGCAACTGTATTCCCAGTTCAATTCCGTTGTCTTCCAGACGATGCAGATGCCTATGATGGTGCAGAATACGGCATTATCGTAGACAGAGTTTACTCAACTCTCTAATATTTAATTATTAGTATAAATGCCCTCCAATAAAAGGGGGGCATTTATGTTTTAAATACATATTTTGATATAATTCTTTTAGACAACAAAGGAGCATAAATGCCAACAACAGTATATGAGACAGTTGAAATTAAACTGTCCAACAATCAAGATATTACAATAAAGCCACTTACAATTAATCGTTTAAAGAAATTTTTGTCAATAGTAAAAAAGTTGCAGGATGCTTCAGTAAAAACTGAAGATGATGCAATGGAAATTTTTATTGAAGCTGGTATGGTTTGCATGGAGCAATTTGCTCCAGAACTTGCAGCAGATAAAGAGAAGTTCGAAGATACAATTGAGATTCCAACCCTAATGAAAATTTTGGAAGTCGCTGGAGGGCTGAAACTTAATAATGACGACCCAAACTTCCCAGGGGCGAATCTAACTGGGAATCTCTAGATCTCGCCTCTTTAGAGTCTGAAGCTTTTCTTCTGGGAATCTGGAAGAATTATGAAGAATTAGAATCTTCATTGTCTGTTGAAGAACTTATGGCTACCTTAAAAGCTGTAAACGAAAAAGATTCAAGAGATAAAAAGTTTCTAGCTGCACTACAAGGTGTTGACTTAGATGAAAATTCTTCAGAAGGAGAAGATATTACTAAGATTAAAGGTTTCCGAGCAAGTCAAGATGGATTTGGAATCGGAATGGGTCTTGGACATGTCGTGGAGGGGTAATCATTGAATAATATTTCCTTAAACATTGTTGCGAATGCACAATTCCAACAAGTTTATGCAGAAGTAGCCAAACTGAAGTCAGCGATGATGTCGCTGCAAAAAGTATCAGTTGGCAGCCCTTTCACGGCTGATGTTACCGCAGGCATAAAATCTTCACAAGCTGCTTTTGACCAAGCAGTTATGTCTACTCGTGCTTTTACAATTCAGCACGTTGCAATGACAGATAGCGTTACAAAATTTGGTCAACAATTAGCTGCAGGAAAATTAAGTTTAAGTCAATACTACAACATCTGGAGATCCAGTGCAAAGGGAACTGCAGCTGAACTAGATGGACTTGCTACAGCACAAGCTAGATTAAATAGATCTGTGGCAATTGCAGACCCACTTCGTCCAGGGTATGCCAAGCTAGTAACAGACATTAATGGTGTAGTTACTGCTCAAGAAAAAGCAATATTTTATCAAAGAGCATTAAATACTGCATTGCACGATGGTGCAATGAAAATGATTGATTTTGGTAAAAATACACAATGGATGGGTCGTCAGTTAACAGTTGGATTGACTATGCCATTGGCTATGTTTGGTGCTGCGGCATCTGCTGCATATTTAAAGTTTGACCGAGAAATGACAAGTATGTTGAAGGTCTATGGAGCACATGCTGTTGTTCAGTCACAGCAAACATTGGATGCTATTGAAAAAGATGTAACAGCACTTGCAGACAAGATGGCTAGAACTCTTGGCGTTGCTATGAGCGATACAGTTGAAATCGCAAAAACATTTTCATCAATTGGTCTTGAAGGAAAAAATCTTGTTTCTGCAACAGAAGCAACAGTTAAGTTGCAAAAACTTGGAGATTTGAGTGCACAAAATGCGGCTAACTCTATGGTTTCTTTGCAAAATGTATTTAAATTACAGGCTGATCAAGTAGCAGGAGCAGTTGACTTCTTAAATGCTGCAAAACACTCAACATCTACAACCATGCAAGATATTGTAGATGCCTTGCCACGTGTTGGTCCAATTATTCAACAAATGGGCGGCACATATAAAGATTTCGTATCGTTCTTAGTAGCATTAAAAGAGTCTGGAGTTCCAGCAGCACAAGGTGCTAACGCAATTAAATCAATGCTTGCATCTATGATTAATCCAACTGCTGCTGCACAAAAAGCACTTTCTGCTATGCACATTAACATTAAACAAATTGTTGCAGAAAATCAAGGCAACGTTATGGGAATGGTTCAAGGTTTGCAAAAAGCATTAAATGCTTTGCCAGAATCAGATAGATTAAAAGCAATTGAACAAACATTTGGTAAGTTCCAGTTTGCTCGTGTCACTGCACTCCTTAACAACCTAGGTTCGGCAGGATCACAAAGTGCAAAGGTGCTTGAGCTTTACGGGCAAACTAATGCTCAGCTTGCAGAAGTATCTGCACAAGAATTAAAAACAGCAAGTCAAGGAACTCCAGCAGCACAGTTCCAAAAAATGAAAGCAACACTGCAAGCAGACCTTATTCCACTTGGAAGAACATTCCTTGAATCATTTACAAAACTTGGTAACGTACTAGATAAGGTTATGTCATTCTTTAAGACAATTTCTAAAGATTTAGGACCACTTGCTGGAATACTTGGAAAAGTATTTGGAGCGGGACTTGTGGGAGCAGTCATTATTGGTCCTATTCTTATGCTTACTGGTTTATTTGCTAACTTAATTGGTAACTTATTAAAAGGTGCTAATTATATGCGTATGTTTAAGCAGGGCATGGATGAAGCAGGACCTTCTCAAAATAAATTTACTGCAGGCTTGCAGAATATGCGTAATTTTTATGAAAATCTTGACCTTGGTATGGTTGCAGCAAGAAATCAAATGGATCTTATGCCAGAAGCAATCACAAGTAATGCAAAAGCATTTGAGGTTTTAAGCAAAGCAATACTTGATTTAACTTCACAATTTGAAGCATTGGCAGTTGCACAAAGAGAAGCAATGATTACAGCTCCTATGGGAGCAGCAGTTCATATGCCAGGCTTTGCTTCTGGATTTGTAGGATTGCCAGGAAGCGGTAGTGAAGATACAATCCCAGCAATGCTTGCACCAGGTGAATCTATTATTACAGCAAAAGCAACTGCTAAATATGCTCCAATTTTGCATGCTATGAATAATGGCAATTTAAGAGGGTTTAGAAGAGGTATTACAGGGCTTACAGAAGAACAGCTTGCAGCACTTGGACCTAAGCCAGTGCGACCAACTGGAGCATATGAAAACTCACTCGCATATACATTAGAAAAAGACTATTACGGTCCATTTGGCTTTAAAGGTCAAGGCGGATATGCGGAAATGAAACCGACTAGTGGATCTTATGCATCAGGTACTGGAGAATTTAGTGCTTTAAATGAACAGATGAAAAAAGGTAGAGCTCAAGCTGGTATGTTTATAAATGCCATGAAAGAGTTTACTGGAGAAAGTACAGAAGCCTCAAAGATGTTTAGAACTAGCGTTACGGACTATCTTGATGTTGTAAAAACAATGACGGATTCCACTGGTAAGGCAGCAATTACGCAAGAAGATGTTGACAAAATTTTGGCAGAAATAAATACTCAATATGAAAAAGCACTTCTTGCAATGGAAGAGCAAGGAATATTGTTGTCAGATACAAATGGTCCACTTGCTGAAATTGCAAATAAAGTAATGATGGAAAACGCTTCACTTTCTTCAAATCCAGCAGCATTCCAGAGAATGTGGCAAAGATTTAATGTAAGTTCAAGCAATATAGCATCTCCTACTTTTGTGCCAAATGCATCAGGTACCGCTTGGTCTCTGGGAAGCGGTCCTGGAGGATCAAGAGCAATTCGAATTGGAGATCCAGAATTTGGAAATGCAACAGTAGGAGAGTTAAAGGGTGCTGGAAAAGATACATTATTCTATCACTCATATAATGAAAAGTTTATTCAATATGTAAACTCTGTTGTAGCAGAAATAAAAGCACAAGCCGAATCAGCTGGAGTTAAACTAACAGATGCAGCGATACTAGGACTTACTGAGGGTATTGCAAATGCTGCACAAATTCATTCTCCTTCAGAAGTTACATACGTTCAAGGCGAAATGTTTGTTGAAGGTGGTCTTGAAGGAATTAAATCAAAACTTCCAGAAGCTGAAGTTGTAGGTGCTTCAATAGCCGAATCTGTTATGGTTGGTGCAGAACAGCTTATGCTTCCAGGCATGGCAGGCGCAGGTGGTGGCACAACATTCCTTGGAATGCCAGGAATGCGTCCAGGAATTGGACCGCAAGAAGAGGTTGCAGCAAATGCAAGCAGATGGTCAAGGTTTAAGACTTTTGCTGCAGGCAAACCAGGAACTATGATGAATCCTACAGCAATGGCAGCAATGATGTTGCCAATGATGACAAATATGATTCCTAATAATGTTGCAGGGTCGGGAGCATCTGATCTCGTAGGTGCTGGCAAAAATATGCTAATGACTGGTGGAATGACATACGGCATGATGAGCATGATGCCAGGGCTCGCTGGAATTGCTGCTCCTGTGGCGGGAGCAATAGTTGCCTTCCAAGGTCTATCATTTGCAATAAAGAAAATGCAAGAAGACATAAGAATGTCTGGCAATTTAATGAAAAGTACATTTTCTGTCAGTAGTGAAGCAGCACAAGCTTTCCATTTACAAGCAGATAATTTGGCTAATATAGATGTAAGTACTGCTATGACCAAAATCAATAATCATGCTGATGCTATACAAAAAAATAAACAAGCAGTTGATGCACTTACATTATCATATAAAAATGCTACAGATCAACAAACAAAAGACACCATTAGCAAAATAAAGGGAATGAGTCAAGCAGACTTAAATCAATGGGCAGCCGAACATTTTGGAACAAATTTCAGTGCGGGAATGAGTGTTGAGCAATCAAGACAAGATGTTGTTTCTTTGATGAGAGCAGCTGATAAAAACAATCTAGCAATATCTTATGCATTGTCAGCACTACCTAAATATACCGATACAAGCACCAAATCTCCAGCTAAAGGGTTTCAATCTACCATGAATGCTTTGTATGGAATAAATAATGTTGCAAATTGGGCTACTGGAATAATTCCAACGGATGCAAACTCTCCAACAAAAGCTGATCTAGGTTTTGGACAATATATTACTGGATTGTCAACCAACAGTCCATCTTCATTAAAAGGTGTAACTGATTCATTAAAGGGATACAATAAAGAATTAATTAATAGCAAAGAGATGCAGTCTTTGTTTATAGAAAACATTACCAAGCAAAATGATCAATTAGGAAAATTATTTAACAGCTTAAAAAATACTTCTGTTTCCACTGAAGACATGATGAAAGCTACATCACTGCTTAATTCAGGCTTAGGAGTTACCGCAGATAATATTCAATCAGTTATAACAAATGCTAATGAATTGAATAGATTATTCACGCTAGGAGCAGGAGTTTCTGCATTGCAACAATATGATGCAGCAAATCCAGTAACTGGCGGACCTTCTGCTGCAGATACACAAGCAGTAACTGACAATACAAAACTAATTGATCAAAATAAAATAAAAATTAAGCAATTGCAAGAAGAAAAAACTTTGCGAGACAACCTTTATCAGGCACAAATGCGTAATATTGATGCTCAACAAAAACAGGCAAGCTTAGAGGCAGATATCATAACTGCAAGAGGGTCTGGCAACTTGCTAAAACTCGCAGTAGCACAACAAAATTATCAAATTCAAAAAACAAAAGATGCTATGGAAAGCTCTAAGGCAAATTATGACCTTGGCATGGATGCTAAAATTAAAGCATTAGAAGATAAAAATACAGCCTTGCAAAATTCAATTAATGCAATTAATTCAAAAAATACAGGCACTGGAACTACACCTCAAACTGCAGCTCAAAAAGCAGAAGACTGGATTCAAACCGCTAAAGACAATGTAAGTAAATTTGTCAATGGTCTTGCTGATGCCTACACTGCTTTACTAAAAGCTGGGCTAGATCCAAAAGCAATTCAAGATATTGTTACAGCAGAATTAAAAGGAATGGATTGGACTGCATTTGATTCTAATTTAATGACTATATACAATGCACTAGCGAAAAAATTTGGCGATAAAGCCGCAGCAGCTATGATTATAGAGACTATTACCGTTGATCTTCAAAGTAAAATAGATGAAGCAATTAATAGCGGCAAGTTAAAAGGAGTTTCTGTTAAAGATGTTCAAAAATTAATTGATACAGTAAAGGCTGCAGTTCTTAAGGTAGAAACTGGAGACGATCCAGCAACAAAGAAACAGGTTGCTTCAGCATATGCAACATTTGCAAGTGATTTGATGAATGCAGTTAAAAAACCTATGACGGCAGCACAATTCTTCAACATAGTTCAAGATGAATTTAAAAAACTTGCCTTGGCTGTATATAATGCAGATATTCATTCACAAGATCCAAAGGTTAAAGAAAAAGCTAAGTCAGATTATGATTATATAATTGCACAGGGAACAGCATTTATTAACGGTGTATTTAAAACGCCAGATGCTTCTAATGTAGCAAAACACAGAACTGGATTGTTGGGGTTATGGGACAGCATTGTAAGTGCCTGGCAAAGTATTTGGAATTCTATATTTGGATCTGGTGGTGCTTCAGTTCCTCAACCAGGAGCACCAGTCCCAAACCCTACACCTGGACCAGCCCCAGTTCCACCTACTCCAAAGCCAGCACCTGTTCAAGCTCCAGTTGCTGCTGCACCTACTCCAAAGCCAGCACCTACTCCAACACCTACTCCAACACCACCAGACGTACGCCCTGGAACTACTACTAAACCTACTGCTAAAAAAACTTTGGTTCCAGGAACAGGAAGGTATGTTGGAAGCGTATTCATACCAGCAAAATATAAAGCATCTGGTGGATTAATATCTGGTCCAGGAACTAGTACGTCTGATTCAATTGCAGCAATGCTTTCTAATGGAGAGTATGTAGTAAATGCAGGCGCAGTTGCACAATATGGACCACAATTTTTAAATGCTATAAATAATAAATCATTTGCAATTCCAAGATCTTCAATGAATATTTCAAGAGAACTTTCAGATGTCGTATCTAATTCTACAAATATTGGAGGCAATATAATAAATGTATATGCTCCAGAGGGTGTTGATGCAAATACTGTAGCTAACCTAGTGATGAATAAAATTGATCAGCAGGCAGCAAGACAAAGAACTGGTAGGAGAGTAAAGTAATGTCAAAATCAATATCAGCGGGAATTTGGATATCATCAGACAACAGTACTTGGTACAAATTAACAGATGACAATCGTGCTCCTTTTCAAATAACACCTACTAGAATTGAGCAAGTTCAAAGAATGGCAGACGGAACAATGCGTAAATTTGTTGTAGCTTCAAAAGATGTAATTGATGTGTCTTGGTCTTATATTCCATCAGCCAGCTCAACACTGTATACTGGTGGAGGAACCACTGGACCATTTGCACCAACCACAGACGGAAATTACGGTGCTGGATTTATAAAAGCATTTTACGATCAATATGTTTTTCAGCCTATTTATGTAAGATTAATTAGGGGAACAGACAATTATCTAGGAACATCTCAATCATCATCTCAAGCGGGTACACTTACAAGTCCATTAACAATTAGTACAGTTACTCCAGGTTACTCTTTAACAACCCCCACATCTGGATTTGTAACATATGGAACAAGTGTTGCTCATGGTTTATCTGTAGGTCAAATCGTTGATATTGCAGGTATTACGCCCGCAGGGTATAATGGTACATATATTGTAACTGCCGCAAGTTCAACATTGTTTGCTGTGTCAAATATAAATACAGCAACTGCAAGCGGAACATATAAAACAGTCCTTCCCATGACTGGAACTGATTTATATCAAGCTTTTATAACTGACTTTAAATATACTGTTAGAAAAAGACTTACTTTGACAGACTATGTTGATTTAAATATACAGTTTACGGAGATCTAATGCTAAATGTAAGTGACACAACTGCAAAACAAACATTTGCCTCATCAAGCTCTATCAACTTGATCCCAAATGTTTATGCGGAATGGAATTATAATGCTTTTTATAGTCCATATGTCACGGCATCATCTTCAAGTGCAGAAATTGTCTCAAATGGTTCATACTCAAATGCTGATTTGACGGTATCTACCAGTTGGTCATCCTTAAATGCAGCAGCAATTAGTCAAGCCACAGGAAAAATTACTGGAGTAAGACCAAGTGCTAAATGTATACAATTTGCACTTTCTGGATTTAATGATCAACTATATACTTCTTCAGGAATAACCGTTTCTTCATCAGCACAAAGTAAATACTATAAAATGGTATTCTATATGCAATCACAATCAATCAAAACGTCTGGAACCCCTACCCCTATCTCTACTTACACGGGCACTCCAGTTGCACTGCACTCAGGATATACTGGATCATCTACTTGGTACTACAGAATAGTAACAGTTGGTTCAGATGGAGACTCTTACGGATTAGATTTTGATACATTTACAGATCAAGTAACTATTACAAATGCTCCAAGTTCTGTTGTTAAACTAGATATTTCTACCAGCACCGATGCATCTGCATATGATATATATAGATCTGCTGTTATAAATGACAATAATCCAACATATGTTGGAACGATAGGAAGTACTGGAAGTGTTGTTGTCTTTACAGATAACATAACTGGAACTGCATACAATCAATTTCCAGCAAGTAATTTTACTAATTTAGTTTATGTTACCCCGCAAGTAACTTGTTATAATGGAAGCACCGCTGTTAATTCATCTTATTTTACAAAAATTTTTAATTTGTCTTCGGCAGAATCTTTTGCGCCAAATGGCACAGCTACCTTGGATCCCGTATCTTGGCAGAAAATTGAAGTTTGGTTTGGAGTAAATCCTACTAATACAAAAAATGCATTTAATTCTGTAAAGCTTTATTTAAATGCATATGCTGATTATTATGGTTCATCTTTTTATGTTGATAATGTACAAATTTATGAAGTTACAGAATTTGATTATAAATACAATTCATATTATCCAACTGACTCTGTTTTTACAAACACCAGACCTGGGGAAGCTTTATTAAATTCTCAAATTCCAACAAAAGATAAATACATTAATTACGGTGGATGGAATCAAGCCGTTAAGCCATGTTCTTTTTATGTGCAGAACCCAAGTTTAATTCTTCAAGATGCATACCCATTTAAACAGTATATACCTTCTTATTATGATAGGTTTAAGTATTATATTTCAAATCCAGGCGATACCACTACGGGCATACAAGCACAATATGAAGATTATATGTCTGTAAATAAATTAGTTTTGAAAACTTCAAAGTTTTTTTCAAATTACACTTCAGCTTCTGTTGTTATTACAACGTTATCAGGTGATGTAACTGTATCTTCCTCTATAACTTTTGATAGTAGTGGAACTGCAACTTTATACTATAATGGATCAACGTGGTCTCAAACTGCATGGACAAGCCCTCCTCAACTAGACAGTACAGGTCATATAACAAATGGATCGGGTACAAATTTGTTCGTATCAATTAAAGCAATAAAATTAACAGTAAGTGGCATATCTCCAAATACTACAAATGTTTCTTTGTCCACACAAAATACAAAAAGTGCAACATCTTTAAGTTTAATTGAAATTTCTCCAAGACTTGAAATTGATATTTCTCCGCTACTCATGTCTGCATCAATAACAAAAGACATGAGTTCGTCTGGAGAGTCTTTCCCAATTGGATATATTACTTCAAATACTGCAAACTTTACAATAAGTAATATTCCAGTTTATTATAATGGCACTCCTTTTACAATATTTGAAAATGATGCACCTGATGCCACATTTTATAAATTAATGCGACAGGGTGTTAGGTTTAATTGTTTTTACACTTCACCACTTAAAAGTTTTTCTGGAATTATCCCAGGAGGAATATTTTATTCTGATAATTGGTCTGTTAGCGATATTGATACTGTTTCTGTAATAACATATGATCAAGCTAAATATTTTATGATGGCAATGGCAGCACCACAATATTCTGCAACAAATGCAAGTCTTTTTGAAATTATAACTGATTTGTTTAATATATCAGGATTTAGTGATTATGATTATGACGGACTAGCACAGGTTTTAGATTCGCAAACAAAAATTAATTATTTTTGGTCAGACGAGCAAGTAACTTTATTTGACATATTGCAAAGTTTATTTGTTTCACATCAAATATCAATGTTTTTTGATGAGTATGGAGTTGCCAGATTTATTACACTTAAGTCTATTTTAAATAAATATAATGCTACAAATTTTGTTGCTGATTTAGCTATAACAGACAAATCAGAATCCATAGGTGGCATTGTTTATGGACCAAACATTTTGCCAGGATCATTTAATGAATCTGTGGGAGCAAAAATTGGAAAAATAATCATTAACTATAAAACTACAAACACTATGTTAAGTGATTATGCATCTAATTTAAATTCTAATGTGGGTCTTGTTGCAACTAAAATGAATTCCGTAAAGGCTGTATGGCAAGAAGATCAAGAGTCAGCACTTCCATGTACTTCAATATCTAAATCAATAAATACGTATCAAAATTATTTTTATTTTGACCCATCTACCGCATTTAACTCTAACGCAATACAAACTTCAATAGGAAATTTGTCAGGAGAAGTTTTTATTGGTTCTGAAGCCGTGTCTTATCAAGGTGTTGAATATAGCTTTTTCCCAAGCAATAATTCAAGTTTAAATATAAATAAAGTTATAACTGTTCCAGCGGACATTGATGATGCGATTAGAGAAGTAAAATCTTATGTTAACTCCCTGGGTCAGCAGTTTGAAAAAATTCAATACTATCCCACTGGACGGGCTGTTGGAGTACTGCGTGGTAATTACAATACTCCAGTACAAAATCATTATATATTTGATAGCTCGGGTATATCTGGAACACAAAATCCGACAGGTTATTTTAATGCTGGCATATTGCCATTAAACGATACAAGCGTAACTTTTGGTTCACTTGGCTCTAGTACTATTTTTAATTATGGTAATTTAAATCTATATAACTCTACATTAAATTCAACTACAATGGTTTCTCCAAATGAAGTTACAAAAAATTATAATTATTTTGCAATGCAATTTAATTCAACATACAGGCATGTTCCTCAAACAAATGTTGGTTTATTTTTTAATGTAGATTCAACAACAGGATCTACAGCAAATGCTCAATTCTTAACATTATCAAGATATGGTAAATCTAACACGCAAATTGAA